TGTTAGTTTAAATCTAAATGAACTGAATACAAAAGTAACGGTTCCAATAATATTAAATGGTGTAAATACAGAAGAAATTTATGAAGGTGATTTTCAAACGAGAAGAAGTATAACAACATCATTTGATTTCACTGCAAAAACTTATTTATATGGACAAATAAAAGAAGAATCAAACACTCTTATCAATGAAGCAGAAGTTAATTTATACGATGGATTAACTGCAAGTGTTGATTACTTTATTGAAACTTTTAGTGTAATTGGAGCAACTTAATATGTCGGAAGAAAAAATATCAGAAGCACTAAATATAGATTATGATCCATCTATAAAAGAAATAACAGTTGATAAAAAAGAGTTACAAAGAATAAAAAGGGAAAGAAAACAAAATCTATTAAATTCAGATTTTGACTCTGCTAGACAAAATATATCAGAAATGATAAATGTAGGTATGGAAGCAGTGGACGGTATAATGAAAGTTGCAACAGCCGGAGACTCCCCCAGAGCATACGAAGTTGCTTCAATACTTTTAAAAACAATAAGTGAAATGAATAAGGATTTAATAGAAATTCATAAAAAAGCAAATGATGCTGATATTGATAAAGTTAAAAGCATTAATACAACAAATAATGCAATTTATGTAGGATCAACAACTGATTTGCAAAATCTTTTAAATAAAACAAGAAGCAAAAATAAAGAAATAATAAACGAAGCATCTGATAATGGCTGAAACAAAAGGATATCTTAATAATCAAAATCTAAAACCTGTTGGTGTAAAAATAGACTTCACCAAAGAACAGGTTGAAGAATATATGAAGTGCGCAGCAGATCCAGTTTATTTTGCGAAAAAATATATCAAAGTCATTTCTTTGGATCAGGGATTGGTGTCTTTTAATTTATATGATTTTCAAGAAAATATGGTAAGAACTCTTGAAAAGAATAGATTTGTAATTGGAAAAATGCCAAGACAGAGTGGAAAAACTACCACCATCGCATGTTGTTATTTACTACACAGAGCTTTATTTAATCAAAGTATGAATATTGCTATATTAGCTAATAAACTTCAAACATCTAGAGAAATTCTTGCGAGAGTTAGAGAAGCGTATGAACATCTTCCTTGGTGGTTGCAACAAGGAGTGGTTGAGTGGAACAAAGGATCAATTGCTCTGGAAAATGGTTCTAGAATATTAGCAGCTGCAACATCTTCATCCGCCATTCGAGGTGGATCATTTAATATAATTTTTTTAGACGAATTTGCCCATGTTCCTTCTGGTATAGCTGAAGAATTTTTCAATTCAGTTTATCCAACAATAACCGCTGGACAGACTACCCAAGTTATTATTATTTCAACTCCAAATGGTTTAAATATGTTTTATCATTTTTGGAAAGGTGCTATCAATCATATAAATGAATATGCAGCAGTAGAAGTACACTGGTATCAGGTTCCAGAATATCCCGGTGGTCCTCTTAGAAATGAACAGTGGAAAAAGAAAACAATTGAAAATACATCTGAAAGACAATTTCAGCAAGAGTTTGAATGTGATTTTATAGGTTCCAGTAATACTTTAATTTCATCCAGCAAACTCAATACGATGGTTTATAAACCACCAAAGGTTAAAAATAAAGATGGTTTTTGGGTATACGAAGATGTTATAAAAGAAACTGAAGATCATAAGGATCATGTTTATTTTATGTGTGTAGATACTGCAAGAGGTCAGGGTAAAGACTATAGCGCCATAGTTGTTATTGATGTTACCGAAATGCCATATAAAGTGGTGGCCAAATATAAAAATAATATAATATCTCCATTAGTTCTACCATCAATAATTCGTTCTATTGGTAAAAGATATAACAGTGCTTATGTTTTAGTAGAAGTTAATGATATCGGATCTCAAGTAGCAGATATATTGCATGCAGATTTAGAATATGAAAATTTGATAAAAGTAAATCAACTGGGAAGAAAAGGTCAAATTATAAGTGAATTTGGTGGATCAAGGGGACAACAATTTGGTGTTAGAACAACCACTATTGTTAAAAAACTTGGATGTTCTGTTCTTAAAAATTTAATAGAGCAAGAAAAATTAATAATAGAAGATATCGAGATAATAGATGAACTAACCACATTCATTGCTGCTAAAAATAGCTTTCAAGCAGATGAGGGTCATAATGATGATCTTGTAATGTGTTTGGTTTTATTTTCATGGGCTACCAGACAAGACTTTTTTAAAAATTTAACAAATCTAGATGTTCGTATAGAAATGTTTGCGGACGAAATAGAAAAAATAGAATCCGATATTATGCCGTTTGGATTTTTTGACGATGGGGGAGCATCTGAGATAACAAAAGAGGGCAAGGTTGAAGTAATAGATGGAGACATTTGGTTAATTTCTGACAAAATGCCAAAAAAGATAAATATCTTTGATAAACCAATAGATGCAAAGGAATGGTTTTATTGAAAAATAAAAAATAATATATATTAGTTGAAAGCGAATTAATATTAAACTTATCAAAAGGAGAAAAAATGGCTAGACCAAATGTAACAATAAGAGTAGCTGATGAATCTATTGTGGTTCCAACAGCAGAATCACTTTCACCAACAAATGGAGCTTTAATTTCAAGAGAGGGATTAAGATCTCTTGGAGTCAATGCAGGTGAAACCGCAGCTGGATTATTCTTTGTTGAAACCTTAAATGACTGGTACGGTAGACTCAGATCCTATGCAGCATCAACATTAACAGGGCTAACCGGCGCCACCTATCAGGGAGAAATTGGTATAAGTGCAGCTGCATTTGTTTCACCAACCGCTGGTGGTCAACAAAAACCATGGTATAAAGAGTGGTGGGCGGTTCATAACTTCTTACAATATGGGGGTGGATGCTTGGTTGGATACACTTCCGATTCATATACTAATGCTCAGGACTCACTAAAAGCAACATTCTTCCCATTTGATGTTGCATTCATGGGAGATACAGCGGACGCTGATTATACTGCCATTGTTGATCTCATCAATGCTAAATCAATAACAGATACTGCAATTATTGGTGTTCTTGGTGCTTCTGGAGCAAGTCCACTTACTGCTGAAAAATATGCAGGAACCAATTCACAATACTTCATGCATGTATATGGTAGCAAAGTTCATCTCAATGCATTGGGACAAAATGGTACATTTGTTACCACAAATCTTACTCCAGATGTCGCTGGATGCATTGTACGAACAGATAGAGATTTCAAACCTTGGTTCTCTCCAGCCGGTAGAGTAAGAGGTCGTATAATTAATCTCGTTCGTCTACTCAAGAACCCAACACCAGCAGAACAAGATGCACTCTATGATGCTAATATCAATCCAGTAGTATCATTCCCAGGTGAAGGAACAGTTCTCTTTGGAGATAGAACAGGAGAATCTATAACATCTACTCTTTCGGGTGTAAATGTTTCTCGTCTATTCATGTATCTAAGAAAAGTAATGGCTCCAGTTGCTCGTACAATTCTATTCGAGCAAAATGATGATATTACCAGAGCAAGATTCCGTCTTGCCGCCGATGGTATTTTGAGAAATGTATTGGCCCAGAGAGGTATTTTGGATTACAAAGTTATTTGTGATTCTAGCAATAATCCTCCAGAGCTAATTCAGGCAAAAGTCTTCGTTGCTGATATTTTAGTTAAACCAACAACATCTATCAACTTCATAAGATTGACATTTACCAATAAGAATCTAACAGATACCTTATATCCAGGTCAAAGAGCAATTTAATAATCAATAAATAAAATAGTATAAAAGGAGAAAAATATGGCAAGATCAGTCTCGGAGTTTAGAGGAAAATTTGCTGGATTGCGTCCAAATAGATTTGCAATCTCCGGTTCATTTCCATCATCAGTAACTCCACAACCAACATCATTCGATATTTACTGCAAGGCTACTCAGATGCCCGGTTCATCCATCGGTGTAATCCCTGTACCTTGGATGGGTCGTGTAGTTAAATTCTCAGGTGAAAGAGCCTATGCAGATTGGACCATCCAAGTTTATGAGTCTTCAATTGGATCTCAAGATCTTCGTAGAGCAATGGAAGCATGGATTGAACTCATGGATGGTAGAGATACCCACAAGGTTAATTATTCGTTAACCGAAACTTGGGAAATTTACTACGACGATTTCTTAGGTGATACTGAATCTGGTCAAGGTAATCCAGATTCATCTGCACCCAAGACTATTCACTTGGTAAATTGCTTCCCAGTAGATATCTCACCAGTAGATTTAAGTTATGATTTAGTAGATACCTTCTCGGAATTTACTTTAACCATGGCTTATGATTTCTGGGATTACGGTCCAGCAAGAGCTTCACAATCAGCAGTTTAAGTTTAATTTAAACTTTTGAACGGATTATATTATGGCATTTTTTGATAAATTTGGGTTTTCTTTTGGAAAACAATCAGATATAAGAGGAGACACTGGAGGGTTTGAGAGCAAATCTCAACCCTCCTTTGTTTCTCCCGATAACTACGATGGCACATTCGTCATGGAATCTGGCGGATTGCTCAGTAGTTATTTTGATTTTGGTGGCACTTTAGTTGAAGAGAATAGTCTTATTGCTCAATATCGCTCGATGGCATTATATCCAGAAGTAGATAGAGCTATTCAAGATATTGTAAATGAAACTATTGTTTATGACGATAAAAATGATGTATGTGAATTAGATTTAGATAGAATTACCGATATATCGGATAATATAAAAGCAAAAATCTCAACAGAATTTAAAAATATACAAAAAATATTAGATTTTTCTAATAAAGCAGATGATATTTTTAGAAGATGGTATATAGATTCAAAACTTTATTTTCATGTGGTAATAGATTTGAATAGACCTGAAAAGGGAATTCAAGAATTACGAGCTGTTGATCCAGCTAAAATAAAGAAGGTAAGAAAGGTAGAGAAGGAATTAAAAAATGTAAACGGAGTTAATACACCCGTTATTAAAAAAATAGAAGAATATTATATTTACACAGATATCGAAGAATCTTCTATATTGCCTACTACAACTAACGGTATTAAAATTGCTTTAGATTCGATCACATATGTTCATAGTGGAATTGTAGATTCATCTACAAAACGAGTAGTAGGATATTTGCAAAAAGCGATTAGACCTTTAAATATGTTAAGACAAATTGAAGACGCGGTAGTAATTTACCGAATGTCTAGAGCACCTGAGCGTAGAATATTTTATATTGATGTTGGTAATTTACCAAAACAAAAAGCTGAACAGTATGTTCATAGTTTAATGAATAAGTATCGTAATAAAATAACATACGATAGCAAAACTGGTGAAATTAAAGATGAAAGAAATCATATGTCAATGTTAGAAGATTTCTGGATTCCCCGTAGAGAAGGTGGAAAAGGCACAGAAATTGCTACACTAGATGGTGGTCAAAATCTTGGACAAATGGATGATGTTGATTATCTTTTAAAGAAAGTATACAGAGCACTTAATGTTCCTATAAGCAGATTAGAAACCAGCACTGGATTTAATCTTGGAAGATCTAATGAGATAACCAGAGATGAAATTCAATTTTTTAAATTTATTGAAAAATTAAGAAAAAGATTTGCTTATTTATTGTTGGACCTTTTAAAGAAACAATGTTTATTAAAAGGAATACTAACTTCAGACGACTGGAATAAAATTTATCAAGATATTCGATTTGTTTGGAATAAAGATTCATATTACACTGATCTTAAAGAAAATGAAATTTTAAGAGAAAAAGTAGATATGTTAAATATTATTGCAAATTTTACAGGTCAATTTTATTCTACCAAGTGGATTCGAAAAAATATACTCAAACAAACTGATGAAGAAATTGCTCAAATAGATAGCGAAATACAAGAAGAACAAACTTTGTTGATGCAACAACAGCAACAACAAATGATGATGGGAATGAATCCAGAAACACAAAATAACCAACAATACCAACGAAATGGTCAAAATTTCAATAATTTCTAATTATAAATAAACAATATAGGAGAAATAAATGCAAGACCTAAAAGAAGCAATAAACAATATTTTAGATGAAGAATTAGTCAAGGCAAAAGAAATAATTCACGCCAATCTTTACGCAAAGATGGGTGCTTTATTAGAACAAACTCTATTAGAATACGCCCCAACTGTATTGGAGGATGATTACATGGAAGAAGAAACCGACGATGTAACAGAAGCCAAAAAATGTGAGGATGGTGATTGTGAAGATGAGGATTCTGGTTATTCAAAGAAAAAGATGAAATCAGATAAAGAAGATAAAGAAGACGAGGAAGATGATGAGGAAGAGGAAGATGATGAAAAAATGAATGAAGCATTTGAAACCTTCACCGCATATCTTTCAGAGTTGGTTGAAGAAATAGAAGCCGAAACAGGTGAGGAACTAACCGAAGAGGAAATAGTTGCTCTTGCCGATATTGTTATGAATGAAAATTTTGATGATGAGGGTGTAGAAGAAGTAGAAGAATAAGGATTTACAGATGTATCTAATAACCGAAACTAACGAAAATATCAAAACGGTTGTAGAAGAATCTGCTGATACCAAAAAAAGAAGCTATTTTATAGAAGGAATTATGCTTCAAGCAGAGACTGTTAACCGTAATGGTCGATGCTACCCTATTGCAATTTTAGAAAATGAAATTAATAGATACAATGATCAATATGTTTGCAAGAAAAGGGCTTTGGGGGAACTCAACCACCCCCAGGGACCAACTCTTAATCTTGACAAAGTTAGCCATTTAATTACAGAAATTAAAAGAGATGGAAATAATTTTGTTGGTAAAGCGAAAATTTTAGAAACCCCAATGGGTAAAATAGTTCAAAATTTAATAGATGAAGGCGCTTTACTGGGTGTATCTTCGCGTGGAATGGGAAGTTTAGAAAAAATTAATGGTGTTAATTATGTTAAACCAGACTTTTGTTTATCTGCTATTGATATAGTTGCAGATCCATCTGCCCCTAATGCCTTTGTGAATGGTATCATGGAAGGAAAAGAATGGATTTGGGACAATGGGATACTAAAAGAAAAAGTAGTAGATAGTTACAAGAAAGAAATAAAAAGAACACCTAAAAAATTATTAGAAAAGAAAGCAATTTCATTATTTGAAGACTTTTTAAGGAGACTTTCATGAATCTTTTTGAAAATTTTATAGAACGCAAAAAATTTAAACAATGGTTAACTGAAAAAGCAAAAAAAAGTAATTCAAAGTCTTCATTGGATGATTTTATTGATGAATATGGAGAAGAAGAAGGTAAATCAATCTACTATAGAGCGATGAAAAAACGATCTAAAGGAAAAAAAAAAATAGATGAAGCAATATTTCCATCATTAATAGCAGGAGCTGCAATTTTGGGAACAGGTGCGTATGCGATAAATAAGTATTTAAAAGTAAATAAAAGAATAAAACAAAATATTGGTAATTGGAGTGCATCTAATGCTGGTAGAGCTCCTACTGGGTTCAAATTAGATCAAATAATAAAGCAATCAACCGACACAGAGAATGATTTAGAAAACCAAAAGTTTCAAAAATGGTTTAGACCTGAGAATAGAAAGTTGCCAAGATATTCTGGTGGAAGGGGAATTGTAAGGCAAAAAGTTAAAGATGTTGTTTCAAATATTATATCAAGGAAAAAACATCCGGCTCTATACAGAGGTGCGATGAAAATTGGTAAAAGTGCAGCAGATTATATACATCTAAGGCTTACAGATCCAGCAGAATTAAATAAGCAAATAAAGAATATACGGAGCGCAAGAAAAAGATCTTGGATGAGTAGACCGTAGTGTACAGTTTGAAAATATTAAAAGTAATAAATACAATAGACTTAAATTTGGAGGACAAACCAGTGAGTAATGAATACACAGAATATCAAGACGGAGAAGGAAAAAAGGCTTTTTTAAATACAAAAGTCTCAGTAGATAATTCTGCTAAAAATAAAGCAAGTCTATCCGCAAATAGAGGAGCTGGCGCAGAAGAATACACCAACAATATGGCAGAAGAAAGTGAAGAATCGGACGAACAAGAAGTATCCAATGATGAAAAGATGGAAGCTCTTGAAGTCGCTCTCGATGAAACTTTAAATGCTATGTTCGAAGGAACAAACGCAGATCCAGAATTCGTAAACAAGATCAAAACTATCTTTGTTGCAGCATTAAATGAAAAAGTTGCAATAATTGAAGATGCGATCTTGGATGCTTCCCAAGAACTCATCGAAGAGAAAGTTACCGAAGCAACTCAAGTTTTAACTGAACAAGTTGACGATTATCTAACCTATGTTGCTGAAGAATGGTTAAATGAAAATCGTCTTCAAGTTGAACAAGGATTCCGAACAGAAATTGCAGAAAATTTCATGAGAGGATTGAAAGATCTATTTGAAAATAGTTTTGTAAATGTTCCAGAAGATAAGCATGATATTGTTGACGATCTATTTACACAAAATAGCGAATTAGAAGACACAATTAACAAAACTCTTGCAGAAAATATAGATCTCAAGAATCAATTAGTTGCTCATGAATGTGCAACTGCATTTGTCGAAATGACATCTGAACTAGCAGATACTGAAGTAGAAAAACTTCAAAAACTTGCTGAAGGTATCGAATTCAACGATGTTAATCAATATGTTGAAAAACTAAACCTTCTGAAAGAATCATATTTTGGTAAAAAAGTAGATAAATTAAATAATCTTTCAGTTCTTACTGAAGAAATTACAACACCAGCAAATACAAAATTATTTGCAGATAATGAAATGACTGCTTATGTAAGCGCCATTTCTAAACTTAATAAAGTAACTAAAAAGACAGAAAAATAAAATTTAATACATAAAAATAAGGAGAAAATTAAATGGATTTTAACTCAACCACACCATATGACACACTAGTAGAAAAATGGGACGCCGTGATCAATCACGCCGATCTTCCAGAAATTGAAGACAATCATAAGAAAAGAGTAACTGCTGTTCTTTTAGAGAATCAAAGAAAAGCTCTTCAAGAGCAATATCTTACAGAAGCACCAACCAACTTTATGGGTGGTCCATTCTCCACAGGTCAAGTTACAAACGGCGGAACCAATAATAATCTTGCTGGTTACGATCCAATTCTAATCTCTCTCGTTCGTCGCGCAATGCCAAATGTCGTTGCATACGACATCGCTGGTGTTCAACCAATGACTGCACCAACAGGTCTTATCTTTGCCATGCGCGCTCGTTATGATGCTCCAGATGGATTTGAATCAAACTTCGATGAACCAATGCCATCCTTCTCTGGTAATGCAGGAACTACCGGCGGTATCACCGCTACTGTCCTCTTCACCAGCACTGGTACTACTGCTATTCGCGGTACTGTATGGGATAGCAACTTCCGTGGTATGCTTACTGGTAAGGGTGAAACTCTTGGTCAATCTTCCTCACAGACTTTCAAGGATATGGCCTTCAGCATCGAAAGAATCGCTGTAGAGGCTCGTACCCGTGCTCTAAAGGCAGAATACACCACAGAACTCGCACAAGACCTCAAGGCTGTTCACGGACTTGATGCAGAGGCTGAACTCTCCAATATCCTCAGCACCGAAATTCTAAACGAAATCAACCGCGAAATTATTCGCACCGTTTACACCGTTGCTAAGACTGGTGCTCAACAAGCAGATTTGTATCACGGTGGCGCTCCCGGTGGTGTATATGACCTTCTCCAAGACTCTGACGGTCGTTGGTCTGCTGAACGCTTCCGTGGACTTATGTTCCAGATCGAACGCGAAGCAAATGTCATCGCCAAAGAAACTCGTAGAGGCAAGGGTAACTTCATCATCTGCTCTGCTGATACCGCTTCAGCACTCGCAATGGGTGGATTCCTTAATCTCTCACCAGCACTCAATGTTAACCTAAACGCTGACGATACTGGTAATATCTTTGCCGGTGTTCTCAACGGTAAGTACAAGGTTTACATCGACCCATTCGTTCCAGTCGGTATGGACTTTGCTCTAGTCGGTTATAAGGGTAATTCTGCTTATGATGCAGGTTTATTCTACTGCCCATATGTTCCTCTACAAATGGTACGCGCTATCAACCAAGACACCTTCCAACCAAAGATTGGTTTCAAGACTCGTTACGGTATGGTTGCCAATCCATTTGCTAAGGGTCGTACAGCAATCTCGACCAACGCTGATGGTTTAGATGCTGCCTCCAATGTTTATTACAGACTCTTCCAAATCAAGAATCTGCACGGTATGACTTCATAAGTTATATCAATAATCTAAAAGACCGAGGGGGAAACCCCTCGGTTTTTCTTTATACATATTAATATGGCAAACTGGATAGAATATCTTAATACCTTATCGGTTGAGCAAAAAGCACAGCTACCTGGCGATTTGCTCATGGATAATGACTATCAACCAACAAATAAAAATAAATTAACAACAAATAGATTTTTATTTGTTTTAACTAGAACACCATATTTAACTTATTTTTGTCAAAGAGCCAATTTACCATCAATAGGATTTGGAACTTCTATTCAAAGCAATCCTACTTCTATAGAAATAAGAAGACCAGGAACAAGATTGGTATATGAGGACTTACAAGTTGGATTTATAGTAGATGAGGAAATGAAAAATTGGTTAGAAATTCACAACTGGATGACTAAAATATCCACATATGATACAGTTGAT